GGCTTTGCGCCTAACATTACGCAAGCATCAGAACATATTGATAATGCGGTATCGCCAGATGCCATTTAAATCTCCAATGTAAGAATGGGCTATCGCCAGTTTTGCCAGCAATAGCCCATCTTGTTACTAGATACTATTAGTCAGTATCGGTTGCACTTACAGTTGTACCATCAGCAATGTCAACCACACCAGCTGAAGACACAGCGTTGACGTAAGTCAACACTAAGCTGGGGGTAGTAGCATCATAGACAAAAATAATGTCACCTACTTTTAACATAGATGAGATGCTGTCAAAGTAGCTTACAGTATTAACAGTAGCTTGGGTATCTGTTGTTTTATATAAATACATCGATGGTGCATTACCAGCCTTCGATGCACATACAGTTACTAAACCAGTTGAAGAATATGCCATATCAGTCTCTCCTTAGATTAAGATTCACGAGCGGTGATTTTGACAATACCCTCATCATCGATAATAATCGATCCGGCAGAGAAAATGCTGTTCACTAGGAACGAGGTCTTCTCAGGGATATAATTAATTTCGGTGCGAGGAGCGATACCTTCTGCATAGCCAAGTGCATCTTTATGGAAAGCAAAGCAAGTGCGGTCTAAAGAACCATCAACTGCTAGGCCACCCTCAGAGCGGTCACCAAGGATATGGAAAGTAAAGCCCAAGAAAGTATTGATTTCACCAGCAACAAGTGCTTTAACAGTATTGAAGTCAGAGCTAGTTACTGCGGTCTCAGACAACAACGATGATAAGCCATTTGCGTGGAGGATAATATGACGGCCTTCTGGTGGCACGTTATTTTTATCCAACAACTTCTTAGCTTCGCGCAACTTGGCTACGTTCATGTTGGTATCAGAACCACCGATATCGTTAGAAACAGTCAAGCTGGTGCTGGTATTTGCGAGTGCATCAAGAATCATTTGGTCTTGTCTGCGGCCAATAGCGTTAGACAATACTTGAACCAACTCTTGGCGCTCGTCAAAATTTACTTTAGCTTGATTAAAGATATCGCTATATTCAGCGGCATTGTAATCAGCAAGCGTACAAGTAATACTTGAGAATGCTACGTTTAATGGAGTTACGTCAGATTGTGCAATGCGTGGGGTAGCCACACCTTTGCCAACCTTTGGAAACTTAACAGTAGAGCCTTCAACTCCTCTACGCTGACGAACAGCACCTACCAGCATTGCTTTGCCCTGGAAAGCCTGTTTTACCTCAGCATCAAAGAGGGTAACAAAGGCATTAGATAATGAAATGCTCATGTGTTTCTCCTAAATAGGTAAAAAATAAATTGGGTTTTTGCTTTGGTGTGCCTGTTGCCAGGGCCTACGCTTGCTACTTGCGGTAGCCAATCGTCAGATTAATCTGCATCAAGGGCCAACTAAATGGTATGCCTTAATGAGTTTCTAGCAGAAATGTAGGAAAAATACAACATCTAGTGAAATATTTTTTATACCAACTAAATGTGGATAAAAAAACCCCCGGCAAACTGCACCGGGGTAAGGGTCACTCTCGTGAGGAGATTCTTTATATTAGCCGAAATTTTGAGCAAACATCTTCTCAACCTTGGCTCGGTAGGATGGATCTGTTTTGTACTTAGGATCACCAACCATTTGGTACAACTCGTCTTTGGAGGGAGCGCCCTCAATGGGTACAGACTCAACTGGGATGCGAGAGCCCTCATAGGTTTCACGCAGTTTCATCAAAGCCTTTAAGCCTTTGGCAGTACCGCCCATATACTTAAACTCTTCAAAGTCATCCTTGCCCCATACCCCCTTGTTTACAAGACCCCTGGCCCAATCTGTCATTCCCTTAATAATGACATCTGCATTAGGCCCAAGGGATGCTTTCTCTTCAGCAAGGGATCTAGTAACAGACTCTACTTTCTCTGCTCCCATACCAACAACTGTGCCAACGAGACTATCTAAGGCCATCTGAGATATCCCATTTTCTTTTGCCCAACCCATCACATGGGATCGAACTGGGTCATTCTCAGGAATAGAGCCAAAGGCAGACACGTCATACTTTCCATCAGCTGGTGCTTTGTGTTTGCCTTGCGATATCTGTTTCCTAAGATCCATCCAAGACTTGGCTATGCCTTCTAGATCGGGGGCTGAATCGTCTTTCTTCCAAAAGTTCTCAGGCCACCAATCTGGTCTGTCTAAGGGGGTGTCGTCCTCTGGCTCTGATAGATGGGATATCTGTGTTGATTCTGGGTTTTGCTGCTCGGTACCTTGGCTGTCCTCAGTTGTTACTGAGTCCAGTAGGCCACCATCCTCTGTGGGCTGGACTGCTTCGGTATTTTCCATGTTTACATTTTCCTTGCTTTTAAGATCCTTGCTTCAAGATCCCGCACCACAGAGTTCTGTCCTTCTCGATAGAACGCATAGCTTGGGTCAGAGCCAGGCAAGGCAACTGGCTGCTCTAACAAAGCTGACCTAAGCCACTTCATTAGTTTTTCTCCATCCTCTGAGCCAAAAACTCGGAGGCATAATTTATTTAAATCCTCGGTTGCTTGTTGAGAATCTCTAATATCTGTGGCTACGTTTTCTAGCCCTTCCCAGCCGTCATTCATTAAAAGCCCTTTTTAGAATGTGTACCATTGGGTAGTGGTGGTAGCCATTAGCTCGGTTGTTGAGCCAGCAGCCAAGGTAAAAGCAGCATTAGCCGACAAAGCATTAATCGTACCGCCTGTGGCTGGGTAAATACTTAAAGTATCCGCACTATCTGAGTTTCTAACTAGGATACGCATACCAGCTACCGCAGTTGGCAGTCTTACTCCTGTTGCGCCTGTAGCTACAACAGTCACATTATTAATATTAGAAACTAATCCAGTAGCCGTTCCCTGTGTAGTACCAGCCGCACTTACTGCCGCACTAATACTGTCAATTACTAATCCGTTTAGGGTAGTTGTGCTAGTTGCACCTGATACCGCAGAACCAATATTAATAGCAGTAGTAGAGCCTGATAAACCAGCCGTACCAATGTTTACTGTTTTAGTAGAACCTGATGCAGTTGCACCAGTACCTAAATTTAATGTTTGTGCGGCCGTTGATTGACCAACAGTAATTGCACCAGTTTGGGAAGTGCCACCTATAGTAGTTGTTCCAGTTGTGGCAGAAGTTCCAAGTGCTGTTGTGCTTGTTGTTGTACCCTGTAATGTTATGGTTGAACTAGCAGTTAAAGTACCGCTAATACTTGTTGTTCCAACTGTTAAGTTTCCAGCAATTAAAGCGGCATCTATAACGGCACTACCTTGTACTGCTAAGTTACCTTGTACCCTAGCGTTGCTAGTCGTATTAAATACATCGGTTACTGCACTTATTGAGTTAGTTGCGGTGTTGTATTGAAATACTGTGTCATTTGTTTGACCAACTATGTAAACACGATTGGCGGCAGTAGAATCAATAAACAAACCTGTAGGTGCAGTATCTTGAAAGCCAACATAAAAGTTATTTACAAAGGTAGCGGTACTGACATTCCAAGCAGTTCCTAGTGTGTATTCGTTAATATCATCACCAGTTGAACCAGTAATCCACATGGTTAAGCCATCAGCACTTAGGTTTACTTGGTTTGGAACTGTTTCTTGAGATGCAACACTAAACGAAATACTTGCGTAAGACGCAGTAGACACATCCCAAGCCGTTCCTAAAGTGTATTGAAATACTGTATCGTTTGTTGAGCCAACCACATACATTACTGTGCCATCAGGTTTAAACCAAAGACCTTGTGGAGTTGCGTCTTGCGAAGTTACACTAAACGACTTAGATGCGTAGGATGCAGTAGAAATATCAAAAGCAGAAGATAGTGTGTATTGAAAAACAGTATCGTTAGTACCGCCCATAATAAACATAGACAATCCATCAGGTTTAAAGAATATATCGTTAGGAGCAGAGTCTTGTGCTGAAGTAGAAAACAATCTGACAAAAGTTGCAGTTGATACATTAAAAGGAGTTGATAGTGTGTATTGGTTTACATCATCGCCAGTTGTGCCGTTGACATACATATTTAAGCCATCAGGACTAATAAACAATCCTGTAGGGGCAGTTTCTTCAGCCGTAATAGATTTACTTAAACCTGAGTAATTCCAGCCAGTAATGCCTGTGTTAGATCCAAAACCAGTAATATCACTAGCATCTAACGTATCCCAAGTTAGATTTGTTCCATCACTTTTAATGTATTTGTTGGTATTAGATCCGCGCGTCTTATAAAACTCGGCTAAGGCAACCAACTCTGCTTGGCGATCTGTTAGTTTGTCATCGCGGCCACCGCCACCGCCACCGCTAGTTGGCATAATGATCCACTCGCCCCAAGTACCAGGTTCCTTCTCAAAGCGGATCATTAAACCTTTTTTCTCGTGCTTGGGCATTGGGCCAATATCGCCCTTAGATCCATCAGAGCCTCTTAGACCTTGAAAGCCACGTTCTCCGCGCTCTCCCTTATCGCCCTTGTTACCGGCATCACCTTTTTGACCAGTATCACCCTTTTGACCAGTATCACCTTTATCGCCTTTATCGCCCTTTGGGCCAGTAATGGATTTACCTGGGATACCTTGTGGCCCCATTGGGCCAGTATCCCCTTTGTCACCCTTGTTTGGCTGGACAATAATTTGACCAGCATCACCCTTCTCACCTTTAGGGCCTTGCTGACTTTTTGTCTTTTGAGCTACCTCTAATGCTCTAGCGGCTAACGCTCGCGCTACATCATCACGCATTTGGCATTACCTCTGATAGTTTGTTTACACCAAGCATATCTAAAATCTTCTTATCGGTCTCACCGCCAGTTCCAATCTCTGGATTTTGCTGTGCGGCTTGAGCTGCCATCTGTGCTGCTTGTTGCAAATTATATTGCCTTTCAGCGGAGTCAAAACGCAACTTTGTTGGGATGCCTAACTTGTCTGCAATGTAGTCTGTAATCTCGCCCATCTTCGGTGTGGCTTGACCCTCTGGGCCAAAGCCTTGAGCCATCTGTACGAACTGCATAACATTGGTTACGTCTTCCATGTTCTGAGCCATGGCCAATGGAGCAACTGGCGATACCTTTACCTCTAGACCATTGACACGCAAAGGCATATCGATAATACCTCTGTCATCCATCACTTGTAGTATTTTCGCAACAAGTGGAATCATGGTCTCGTTTATCAATCGTCCAAATGCTGATCCGAGGTTCTGACTCAACTCCTTCATACGTTCTACAACCTCCGTTGCGGAGCGAGCAGACATATTATCGGGGGGCAAACTCTCATCTAGCAGTATGCGTTTAATATTACCGCGTAGGTCTCCCATGATAATTTGAGCCACATTAAAATCACCAGCTCGTGGCAATGGCTTTAGTGATTCGCCCTGTGGGCCACCATTACGCGCTACAGGAATGATGGCTCCTGGGATAATCTTGACAGTTGCTGGATTAAGAACTCCATCGTCAGCTGCTGTATACACACCGGATATAGCTAAAGATGCGTTCTTTAATACTAGCTCTAGTGTTTTATTTAATGTCTTAATATCAGGCAATGCAGTAATCAATGGGCCTCTGCCGTATATCTCGCCAGCCACCTTCATGTAGCGACTGACTACCCAAGGACTCTTCTTGAGTCTGCGATAGACCAGCTCTTGCTTGGATTCTTTGTGGATAACGTGATAGCAGAAGTCTCCACGCTTTGGATCGAATACTGTAGCCTCAATCAACTCAAAGTCTTCTGTTGGCTTTTGGTCAATCTTTTGCTGTAGGTCTGTAGGAATCTCGGCATCTTTCCATTGCTGGATAATTGCCTCACCCTTGATACGCATCCGTCTGTATACATTGTCTACCTGACCATTAGCGCCCTCTTCAAAGGCAACTAAGAACTGTGGCACAGGAATGAAGTTGATTGGGGATGTGTCATCACCAGGCTGAACCATCATTACTGCTGTACCAACTGCTAGGTCAAGCAAGAACTCACCCATCGCAATGTCAAAGTTAGACTGCTTGAGAGTTGCAAACATCTTGTCTGCATAGATATCAAGCGCTGCTGAGGCCTCTGCCTTGCGGTCTTCTGGAATATCTGGTCCAGTTTCTAATCTGCACCATTTACGTTGTGGCGGGAATATTCCTGATTGTAGGCGGTTGGCAAAGCGCTGAGTCGAATTAATAGCAGTTGCATCAAACACACGATTCATCTTCTTAGCACCGCCAACCTTGCCATCATAGTAGCCGTCATAGAGATTGCGCTGTGGCAGAGCGAACTCGTATGCCTCATCGTATAGGTCTCTAAAATCTTCTTTCTTACGCAACGCTATATCGTGGCGCTTGAGGATGTCCTCTGGTTTTAATCTCATCATTTCAGCCATATCAATCCTTTTTGTGTCTATTGGCAAAGTTGCGAGCTGCCTCTTTACTGCCAAAGCCCCACGCTTGCAATGCTTTCTTTAATCGTGTTGGTCTACCCTTCTCATCTACCAATGGCCCAGCCATCCCACCAAAGCGAGCAGCAAAAGATACTCTGCGTGGATTGGTTCCAACCTTAACTGGTGACTGCAAGTTGCCACCCTCTTTGCTCTCAAAGTGTTTACGGCCAGCCTCGTTTAGACCACCACTTGGATTCTGATGTTTTTTAAGTGTCATTCGTACCACTCTAAAAACAATTCAGCCATGTGAGCAGCGCCACTTACATTAGTTAATCTAAATAAATATGTTGTTAATGGATTTAATATTATTTCTAAAGAACCAGCTCCACCGCCACCAGATTTTTTACCAGATCCACCAGCTACAAGTTCTGCATCAATTTCAGTTCCAGTTACTGTTACAGTTGGATTAATCAATATTGCTGATTGACTTGTTGTTGCGCTTGTTCTATTTCTTTTAACTGCCGTAAATGATGTGCCACCAGACACAGTTGCGCCTTCATAGATATACAATTCAGCACTACCACCGCAACTTGCATCTGCCAATATATGTGCATATACACCACTAGCCCATGCAATTGCTATATTGCAACTTGCTCCATCTGCTAATTTTGTTGCACTTGGATAAATACGATATGCTTTAAATGCGCGACCTTCATGCAGTCTTAGGTGGTTAATATCAACGATTGGGAATGGTCTATCCGAACTCGCAAGAGTCTGTACGTTATCTTTATCAACGTAGCTTGGAGAAACATGGCGAGATTTAGTAGAGAGCGACTCACGCTCAACTGTAATCGGCATTATTTCTTCTTAGGCTTCATTGCAGTCTTAGCGGCTTTAACAAATGCAGCATCAGTTGGAGCGCCAGGAGAGCCAGGCTTACGCATCTTCTCCTTAGATCCCGACTCGATCCGCTCACGTTTTTTATGGATATTGGCATAGAGGCCAGCTTTCATATTAGTACCCTCCCGCTTTACGGCCTTCAGACATAGCAATTGCTTTTGCCTGAGCTGGTGTTTTTACTTTTTGACCAGAGCTTGACTTGAGTTTTCCTTTAGAATACTCGCGCATTACTTTGGCTACTTTGGCTTGCATCTTATCGGTATCTGGCATGACTGTCCTTTATATTTTTTGAGTAGAACCGAGCGTTTCTTGCATCCCCATCTCTGCATTTAATCGTGCATCAGACAGCAGTTGACGGCCTCTGCGTTTTGCGCCACGCATACGAGCTGCATCTTCTTCTTGTGACCTTGTTGGTTTTTCAACTACTGGTTCTGGTTTTTTTGGAGCTGGTTGCCCACCACCTCCGCCACCGCCACCTCCAAATACTCCACCCATGATTAATATCCCTTCATTTCGTTAGAGCCAAGCGTTTGAATGCCTGTCTCTGGGGTTAAACGTGTATCGGATAGCAACATACGGCTACCGCCACGCACTCTTGCCCTAGTGCGAGCTGCGTTTTGCTCGGCTAGTTCGCGTTTTTCTTCTTCAGCTTGCGCCCGAATGCGAGCCGTTTCTGCTTTAGTCTCAGCAGCTGCTCGTTCTGCACCGCTGGTATCTGGAGATCCACCGCCAAATAGTCCACCCATTTAATACCTCGTCATTAGTAAGTAATCCACCTTGTCAGGGCCATACATCCTTAAAATCGCTTCGGTCTCAAACCTTAATGCTTGCGCATAACGTATTGCCCGAATATCGTCAGTTCTAACAGTTATTTGCAGTCTGTGCAAGTGGAGATATCGGATTGCGATATCTACAAATGATCTGCCACATCTGAGCATAGATGTTGGGTGTTCTCTAGCTTTATTATCAAAGATGCTCCACATCTCGCCAACTCCACCCCAAAACAAAACAACCCCAAAGATGGCTATCGGTTTATTACGATAAAACGCAGTAACCGCTGTGCCGAGTGTTGCTTGGCTATGTATCATGGATCTGAGGTCATAGCCTCTAGCTACCGCTAACAACTCTGGCTGAGTAGTATCGAGCTGGTCAAAGTGGTCAATCACGAATGGTAGATAGAACACCCCTCTCTTGGGATGCATCTCCTCATTCAATACCTCATAAGGTATGGTTACTTTCATCTTGAGAATATATCAAAGTCGCTATTGGCCACAGTCTGGGCTACATAAGTTCTTGATGAGACATCTCCTGGACGAGTCATGCGCTTGTATTCACCGCCACCCAGCAAGAGATATCCAAAGGCATCACCAACGTGGGAGTGTTCGTTTTTGTTTGGGGTATCCCTAAACCGCTCCTGACCAGAGCCTACCGATACCCGCTTGAAATGGTAGCCGCCAGCCAAGGACTTACGCAGTAGCTTGCACTTGGTGTCAACTAACAGACCCGGCTTGCCGTTAATTAAGCGTTGCATGGGCGCGGCAGCTGACTCTCTACGAACTTTAAAATCATTTGAGGGTGTTGGCTGTGCCTTGAGACCTAAAGTTCTGAGGAAGTCAAAAGCTGTTACCTCATAGATGGCATCCCGCGCCATACCAGCTGGATCGCCCCATACCAACACTTGCATACCTGGATACTTTGCGTTGATTTCAGCGATGAGTTGGTGGCCAAAGCGCTCCAATCCCATGTCAAAGGTAACAATCTCATCAATCACTTGCCACCTACCGCTAGGTAACCTCTGCCCAATCACCGCAGCTGGGGTTAAACCAAAGTCAAGACCGATCTGAATCGGCACAGAGTTGTCCAAAATGGTCTCTCCAGACATGATGTTATCGTCATATTCATGCCAAACCGATCTACCTTCTTGGACGTAGGTATATTTGCCTTCGGCATAGCATCTAATCCAATCAATGTTCTTACCTAAGAGCATCTGCTGGTAGTAGCCAGCTGGTAGATTGGCTACGTTTTCAGCCTTTCTGTTCAGTTGCCACCACTTACCCGCTGAGAAGATGCAGTCATTAGCCTCTGGATTTTCTGGGAGGTCATCTTTTGCAACCTCGATAACACCGCCAGGCTGCTTGTAAAACTTCCAAGCGTATGGCCCTGTCATTTTTTCTTTCTCGGCCATCCTAAACCACCAATGGTCATCGTCCATGGGGTTGGTATCCATCCAGATTCCATGCCAACTAGCGCCACCATCTCGCTTGGTAGGGTATCTACCTACTCGGTGGGTAAGGCCATCGATAACAGCCTTGGGCAACTCTCGTGCCTCGTTAACCCATGCCCCTGTTAGCTCTAGGGATAGTAGCTTTCTGACATCCTTGGGCTGGTCAAGCGCTAAGAAGATTACCTCGCAGTCAATACCAGCGGCATCGTCTCTAGCTGGTAGTCGGATGTGGTGGGTAATCGGTGGGGTATAGAGCATTGGCCCAAAGGTATTCTCTGGGAATAGGTCTTGCCAAGTCTTTATTGTGGTTGTCTTGAGTTCGGGGTAGCTATTGCGTACA